TTGTTGAGTCGTGACTCTACTTATTGCCCTCAGCATCACGCCAGTAAATATTTCGTTGCACCTGGAGACGCACATATGATGCGGCGTCTTGTGTATTGTTCGACGAGGTGAACAGTAACCACGACTGTTTCGTCGTAGGGATATCCTGTTGGGTAACAGAATTAACTGTAGCAGTGGTACCTGTAATCAAACGACCACGACCGTAGCTCTTGTACATACGGCGGGTGCGTAGATTGTTCGTGTGGAGCGACTGATTGCTTGCCGAATCAGGCGTAGTGTTAAAGTACTCAGTCCACTTATGTTTAATCTTAAAGAACTGAGATGACTGATCGTATAGCGTATCAGAACCTTTGCACATATGGACAAAGGATGGCAGGCTGTACGGCAGTTTGTAGTCTTGGTCTACTGCACGGGTAACCTGTGAATTGCAACTGATTTCGTAGCATTGAACGAATCCGTTGAAGCCGTTGACGAACATCTGAATGTCGTAGGAACAGCCGCGAATCAGGTAAGTGGGCGACACGCCCAGGCTCTTCGAGTTACGATACAACTGAAGGTCGAATCGAGAATTGGCAGCCAAATCGACGGTGGGTGGGAACGGCTGCTGAACCCATGACCCTATAGAGGTCACGAGGTAATCCCCTGAGACAGAGTCTTGGTCGGTCGTATACATCTGGTTGTTGATCGCGATAGCTTCTTGACAGAACGCAACAGGTTTGTCAGTCTGGAGCCGGAACGTCACTCCCCATCCTGGGACGTTGGACCGGAACGACTGTCGCTGGCACTGTGGGGCACCGTACTTGGCGATCTGCAACGAGCGAACCTGGCGGGCAATCTTGTCAACTCTGCTCTTACGAGCGACACGGACCCTCTTAGGCCGTGTTTTGACAGAAACCGCAGGCATACGACGCTTAGTAGACCGGCGAGGAGCAGCAGACTTTCGCATGGATCGTCGGCCATAGCGGACTGGCATGCTTTACCTTACTTGACAGAAAAAAATTCTGGTCTGATAACTGGCTGGTCAGTCTACTTGCCCGGAAAGGCGGGACGTAAAGTCCCTGTAATACCTAATTTCCGGGCTCTTGGCTCATCTGGCTCATCTCTGACTTGGGGACCCGACGGAGGGTACCGTCCAAACGGATCATCCAAAACCTCCAGCGGTCGGCGCTCATCATGTTGACGTGAGGTAGATGGTTGCAGAACACCCAGGTGGCTGGTGAGTCGAACCACCACTCCTTCCAGTGGTTGCGCATGTCGTAAACACGGCCACCCTTGATTTCTTCGATAGCGATCATGAGTGGACCGAACTTGCGTTTGTCAATCGTAAGAGAGCGAGGCAAGTCAACAAAGCAGAGAGCGGGACTACGGTTCTGTTGCGCCATAAGAATGTCGCATGCCGATTCTAAAAGCTGTTTGGCATCTCCAACTGGTGGCAGGAAGAGTGCACGATGGTGCAGAGCGGAAAGACGCGCGGTAGTCGACTTGCCTTTGCACCCTGCAGGGTCGTAGACCAGGTTAACGAATCGGTCATCAAACGTGTGACGAGAGTCCATAATTTCTACTTGCCACGGATAAAGGCGGTCCATCAGGCCGCGGAAGTGGCGAGGAATGTAGGCTGGTTTCGTGTACGTTACATCGCTCCACGGACCGGCGGTGCGAGTGTCGTACTTCATGGAGTAGAACATTTCGTCTTGATGGTTACACGTAGCGGAGGGATCAACTGCCATCCCTGTGAGCGCTTCGATCGAGTTGAGCAAAGCGCAGAGTTCGCCCTTTCGCTTCTTCTTGATGAGCGAGCCGCGGCCCTGGTAGTGCGGCCGGCCGGTTGTGGGGCAGGCTTCTTGTTGAAAGACCCACTTCTTGAACAATGGTCGAATAAGGCCGATAAACGTCTCGTGATCCGGTAGTCCGTCCTTTCCAAAAAAGGTAAAATCGAAGACGTAGCATTGCACGGCGGCGGATTCGGATTTCGGCATATCGACATTTTTTCTAAAAAAATATTTTAATTTTGATTCGACGACAAAAAAATAATTAATTGAAAAAAATAATTAATTGAAAAAAATAATTAATTGAATCAAAATAATTAATTGAAAAAAATAATTAATTGAAAAAAATAATTAATTATGGTACCGCAATTGCCTGACGAACTGTGGTTGAAGATAATGGGCTCAGAGGGCCCAAGTTTCTGGTCATATGCAAATGCAGTGCGGTGGTTCCGCAGAGTGCGAGTGGCCCGCTAAGCGGCTTCGCCGCCGTTTAACGCTCGCTGCGCTCCCGGGAAAATTTAACAGTCTGCGAGCGAGATTCCGCAGGTTGCACGGTGTACAATTGTTGAGTCGTGACTCTACTTATTGCCCTCAGCATCACGCCAGTAAATATTTCGTTGCACCTGGAGACGCACATATGATGCGGCGTCTTGTGTATTGTTCGACGAGGTGAACAGTAACCA